TATCAGGCAAACGCATTTGAATGAAGTCAACGAGCGCTTGGAAGATTTGCGTGTCCAGGGGCTAAGGCAAGGACTTGATGTTTCAAAAACAGCGGAAGAAATTTCTAGAAATAAAATTGAATATTTAGAGCTTCAACTTGAAGCAGAAAAAAATATCACTGATCAACTTGAGCTGCAACGGCAAATTATTGAAGCCACGGGACTGACACGGGAAATGCGTCAAGCCGGTCGTCGCGCTGCGATTGGCGTTTTTGATTACGGCCAAGCTGGCGCTGCCAATTTTGCTGGTGGCGAGCAGATCTACCAGCCTCAAGAATTTATGACGCCAGAAGCTCAGCGCTTCCAAGAAATGCGCCAACAACTGGAGGAAATGGTTTCCCTTCAGAATCAAGTGCAAGCAGGCGCGATGCAAATGGGGGAGGCGTTCTCCAGTGCATTTATTGAAACGATTACGGGCTCTAAGTCAGCAAAGCAGGCACTTGCCGATTTGATGGCGTCAATTGGTAAGCATTTCTTGGATATGGCGCAACAAATCATTACGCAACAAATTGCGATGATTCTTTACGGCACGATCATGAAAGCGCTTGGGGTGGGTCTCAGTGGTGGAGGCGCCGCTCCTAACTACAGCGGTGTTTTCAGTAGCGGTCAGGCAGGGTTCAATCCATCTGTGTTTACGGGGCCAAGTTTGCTTCCGGCAGCCAATGGAGCGGCGTTTGCTCAAAACGGCATTCAACCCTTCGCAATGGGCGGCATCGTCACCAAGCCCACATTCTTCAAGTACGCGAAGGGTGGCGAAATGCAAAACGGCATCATGGGCGAAGCCGGGCCTGAGGCGATCATGCCGCTCAAGCGCGGACCTGACGGCAAACTCGGTGTTGCCGCTCAACTGGATGGCCGAAGCATCCCGGTGAAGATGAAGCAGCGCGATGAAGCGCTGGGGCGTTACCGACCGATTGGCGCGATGGGCACAATGGCGGCAGATAGCGAGGCTGCTATGTCGGGCGGCAGTGCTGCTGGTGGCGTGGCCGCGATCGACGTGCGGTACAGCGTCGAGCGGATCAACAACGTCGAGTACGTGACCGCTGAGCAGTTCCGCGCTGGGATGCAGCAGGCAGCCGCCCAGGGTGCACAGAAGGGCCAGCAGCTGACGCTGCGCCGGTTACAGCAGTCGCCTGCAACACGCCGTAAGGTTGGCATCTGATGGAACTAGCAGTCGGCAACTACCTGCAGCTGACCAGCCCCGTTAGCGGCCAGGTCTACAGATTCCAGAACTTCCACATCAAGCAGGCAGCGAGCTTTGAAGGCGCGACCTACACGTTCCTGCCGTTCGGGTTCAGTGGCATCAGCGTCAACCGCACTGGCGACAACACCGAGGCGACCCTCGTATTTCCGAACAATGATCTCAGCCGCAACTGGGCGTTACAGGCGGTCAAGGAGCGCTGGTTGGGTCGTGTCTACGTGATGCTGCTCAACCCCGACAGCACTAGCACCGGCACACGCATGAGCCAGTGCTTCGGCCAAGTAGCTGGTGGTGACTGGGATGAGACGACTGCAAAGCTGAATTTAAACACCGTGCTTGATGCGGTGGGCTCTGATGTGCCGCTGCGCCGCCTCACGCAATCGCTGGTCGGCAACCTGCCGATCACGTCCAATGTCCGACTGCGGTGATCTGATTGGATTGCGTTACCGCTTGGGAGCCGATGGGACAGGCGGTGAAATCGACTGCATCCATCTGGTGTACGAAGTGCTGCGGCGGTGTCAGATTCCAACCCCAGCGTTTCGCGCCGAGTGGTACGAGGCGTCTTGGAGCGCGATTGCTCGAGATCTACTGCGCTGGGGTGATCGGGTTGCAGCACCTGCCTATGATGGCGATGTGCTGCTGCTAAGGCAGGACGGAAAGGCATTTGCGGTCACATGGCAGCGCGGGATCCTCTACATCAACCGCCAGTCCGAAAGGGTGAGCTGGTGTTCACCGGCCGCCGTCACCGATTACCACTGCTTCCGTTTGAAAGGCAGATCATTGAGCTGATCGGTTGCACAGAAGAGGAGTATCGGAAGTTTGCGCTCGAGGCTGAGCTGCGTGGGCGCGTGCGGCCAGCGGAATATGAGCACATCCCGGACCTTCGGATGGGGCCGGCGTTGGTTCCCATCATCATCAACCTAGCCATCGGCCTCACGCTCTCGGCTGCCTCCTACCTGCTGGCGCCCAAGCCCAAGGCGTCATCACAAGCTGAAAACCGCGTTCGCACCCGCCAGCTCGCCAACCGCACTGGCTCAGACCGCTTCAGCCCCACCAGCGGCTTTGACACGCAGGCAGAGCTGGCTGACTACGGCTCACCGGTGCCGATCATCTTCGGCAACTACACAGGCCCCACTGGCGGCATTTTGGCTAGCCCGCGGTTGGTGTGGTCGCGTGCGTTCTCGCTTGGCGCACAGCAGGCAGTTAAGCTGCTGTTCGTTGTCGGTGAGCAGGGTCTTGGCGACGGCATTGTGCGGCCAGATTTGAACGGAATTTTTCTAGGCAACACGCCGCTTGACGTTATCTATCGGCACGATTTTGCCTTCTATTGGAAGCGCAACACAAACGATTTCGCGCGCATCAGGTCGCAAAACCTTGCCTTTGGTACACGCGCAGCACGCTTTGCGGGCGACATTGAGTCTGAAGACGACATTTTTTTGTGCCCAACAGCGAACGCAGCAGCTGATACCGGCTTCTGCAACGCTTTCTCGCTGACTGCTAACGCGCAGTTCGGTGTCTATTCCGCTATTCCGAATGGTACAAACTATCGCGTTAACTGGCGCGTCGTTTCAATTCCCAAACTTGAAGACCAAGACGACGATCCTGGCGACACCCTGATCGCTGAGCGGGTAAAGATTTCAGGAGATTACGGCTTTGATCCAAAGACCGAACAGGGCCGCCGCAAAATCCGCCAGCAAGGCCAGAGGGGGGTTGGCCGCAACTACGGCCGGCGAATGGGTCTGACACATCTCAATGGGGCGCCAGCTTCGAGCCCCACCGAGGTCAGAATTGCTTCAGTCGGTGACGTGGCGACATTTACCATCGAGCCTGGCAAACTTCCGAAAAACCAGTACTACCTCGACGAAAAGTCGAAAAACGTCTCAGTTGACGACATCAACTCCGAGATCGATGCCGGCCGGCGGCAGGCAGATGAAATGCTGCAGGTCGGCGAGACGATCATGATCGGCCGCACGGTTTGGGTGGTCGAGTGGCGCAGCCTGCCGATACGAAAAGACAACGAGCGCCAGACGATCAACCTGCGCTGCGTTGAGGTATTTGGCACTGGCCTTGGGGCATCAGTCGGCCTAGTCAACAGCGGTATGGTGCAGCGTGGCATTTACAATGACGACGAAGGCACAACCAACGCCAACGATGGACTGGGCTACAACGCCGGCCCCGGCTACTACCCTCTGACCCGCGTTGCCTTCGGCGTTGTCCGTAATACGCGGCCATGCGATGTCACCGAAATCGGCCTGAAGAGTCAGGTATGGCAACGCGCCAACGGTCTGTGCAACTTCCGATCGCTGCCGCGGCCAGAGCAGTTGCTGCGCTCTGAATCTAAGCAAGTACAGATCCAGAACGGCACGATGACGTTGTATATGCAGCGCACATCATGCTGGACGATCTGGCTGCGTCCGTCTGGCACAGACGATGATGGGCAGGAATATCTCTGGCAGCCGATGGGCGAGCAGTTTTGCATCACCGGCGAATCACCGCAGGATCAGTTCAACTATTTGCGTATTAGGCATCCGCAGCGTCAGCAGTTTGAATTCCGTTTCATTCCCAAATCCGGCGCCGACATTGCACGTCATAGCCCTGACACTGAAGTGCTGTGGCAGCTTAATGCAAGCAGTGGCGAGCAGCTTGCGGGGACATACAGCACTCCTTACGGCGGGTTTGTTGTTCAATCTCACGGGCGATTGGTAACAGCTAAAGAGATCACATTTAACCCGGAGATGTTCAATGGCGCTGACTTTGAAGAAGGCGACGCCAGCTATACCATCCCCAATGCGATCCAAGTCGAAACATTTCTGCCGGATGTAGAGGACAGCGGTGTGCGCGCCGCGTCTGTCGGCTGGTATGCATGGTTGCCCGATCCGCCATATGAGTCTGGCCGCCGTGGCGCATGTCACTGGGAGCTGTACGGCAGTCCGCTGTACACAGGGCAAACGGCAACCGCTACGCGCACTTTCAACCTTGGTGATGGTCGCAGCATCACAATCCAGTTCAACGGCGTTGTAGATGATCGCTTCCCTGCGACGCATCCTTTTTTCGCAAACCAGCCGATGTGGAGCTTCTCGAGCATCAACGTGATCTCGAGCAGTGGCGGATTTAACACCAGTCAAGTTATCAACTGCGGTTTGAGCATTACGCCAGGCAACCCATATGCCTCGGTCTACGGTCTGCCATCTGCCGGTGTCCGCCTCATCATCCTTTCCACCACCGGCACCAGCCTGACGACCGGCCGCGAATCAGCGTGGGAATACGAGCTGCTCGGCAACCAGCAAGCATTCCCGCTCGGCTTTAGGAAGACTGCAGCGTTTACCGTTCCCAGTTCGTCTGGCGGCACGGCAAGAATCATTGCTACTGGCGTGATCACTTCTCGCCCAAGCGCTTCGCAGGCCAACTTCCCTGGCCAGACGCAAGCATGGGATGTGACCTATGCGGTGGATCCAGCCGAAACCACAGGCTCATGGGTGAACGGCGCGCTGATGGAGAACAACGCACTAGTGAGTTCCGGCAACCCGTTCTACAAGGCCGGCTCTTACGTTGGCGTGCGCCTGCGGGTGCTCTCGCTTCAGACCGTAGCGCTGCCGCCTGATTTCGTTGCTGACCGCGTGTTTGAGCTGAAAAGCCAAGTCACAGATGTCAGCTTCTACAACTCGCTGCTGCAAAAATCGAACGAAAGCCAGCCAGAGCATGAAATTGTCTATGTCAATGAGTCGATCGCTAACACCAACGCACCGCAATACACGCAGCTGACAACCTGCGGCCTGGCGCTTAAGGCATCGCGCAATTTCACCAGTCTTGATCAGCTGCGTGTCTGGCTTGCATCAGGCATCCCGGTTCGGCGATTCCAACCCGGCATTTCCAGCATCGGCCCAAGCAACAAGTTCACAGACTTGGTTTATTACCTCCTCACAGACAAGACTGCCGGCGCAGGCGCGGTTGTGTCGCCCGACTTGATTAAAGCTGAAGACTTCCCTGCCACTGCGCAGTTTCTTGAGCAGAACAAGCTGTTCTTTGATGGCGCCATCGACCAATCGACTAATCTGCGGCAGTTCATCGGCGACACCGCTCCCTTCTTCCTCTGCAGTTTCGTCATCGCCGATGGCAGATTCAGCCTAGTGCCTGCGGTTCCCATTGATTCATCCGGCGCCATTTCAAATGCACCAGTCAAGATTAAGCAGCTGTTCACCTCGGGCAACATCATTGAGGACAGCTTTTCGGTCGAATACCTAGCGGCAGAGGAGCGCAAAGACTTCCAAGCAGTCATGCGCTACCGCAAGGAGACGCGCAACCAACTGCCACAGGAGCAGACGCTTGCTGTGCGATGGGCGGAACTTGGCTCTGACCTGCACTCCGTCGAAAGCTTCGACATGACGCAGTATTGCACCAGCCGTGATCACGCGCTGCTGGTAGCGAAGTACTTCCTATCGATTCGGCGCCGCGTCACGCACACAGTCAAATTTCAAACCACGCCTTACGGCATCGATCTGGCGCCGGGCGATTACATCAAGGTGATCACGCAGGCCAGCCCCTACTCAGCAGCAAACAACGGCGCGATCGATGCCTCTGGGAACATTACCGCTGCAGTCGAGCTGGCAGATGGCAGCTACACGATCGTGTACTGGACGCAGACCAATGACGGATCGGCAACGGCAACACTGACTGTCGCCGGCGGCAAGGCAGTGCAAACTGCGCTCTGGAACAGCATCTTCACAATCAACAATGTCTCTACGTCGAGCAATGTCTACATGGTTGAGCAGCTGACACTGAACGAAGATGGGCTTGTTGAAATCGCGGCGACCGAGTTCCCTTGCACCTCAACCGATAACAGCCTCATCGCCTTGGACTTAACGTCAGGTGGTGGCTTTGAAACCGAGGGTTGACCATGCCATTTCCCAGCCTCACTCCCACATCACGCGACTATGAGGGCGGCGACTTCCCCGTGCGCACGTACCGATCGCAGTCAGGCGTCGAAGCGCGCATCCTTTATGGCAGCCGCCGCACTGGCATGTCGCTCACTCTGCAGTTTCAGAACATCACCGACGCACAGGCCGAGCAGTTCCTTGATCACTACGACGAGACCAAGGGCTCCTATTTGACTTTCACGTTGCCATCGCAGGTCCGCACTGGATGGTCCGGCAACGGCGATGCGATTGATGCGGCAGCCGGCAACAGCTGGCGATATGACGGCGCACCAACGGTCAGCAACGTGCGGCCGGGCATCAGTAGCGTCTCAATAAAGCTGCTGGGTGTTCTCTAGACTGTGAAAAGGAGGTAGCCCGATGGCCAAGGCTTACACCGGACGCGATGGGCAGCTGCTGCTCGACAGTGACCTTTTGGTTAAGGTCACCAGCTGGCAGCTGCAGGCTGAGCTGGAACTGCTTGAAACCACCAGTCTTGGTGAGGCGGTGCGCAGCTTCACGCCAGGCATTCAAGCATTCAGCGGCAGCGCAAGCCTGATTTACTACAAGGCCGATGACGGCAGCATCGACGCAAGTGACTTGCTGCGCAAACTGGTCAAAACCGGCACTGCTGGCGTCACAACGGCTGATGCAGTGACCCTCACTCTTCGACTTGTTGATGGAAGTGATCTAAACGACGTGCGGCTCACGGCCTACATCACAAGCGCTTCCATCGGCGCAACTGTCGGTGAGATCGTGTCAGCGCAGATAAGCTTTCAGGCGACTGGAGCACTTAGCGCAGCGAGTTTCTGATGGCTGTCTATCTCGGCACGTTTGGCAGGGTCGAGCTTCGGCGCAAGTCGGACCAAGGCGCGCTCCAGTCAGTCGTCAACTCGTCAGATGTGAACACGGCGCGCAAGCGCTTCTCGTTTGATTTCGATCCCGGCTATCTCATCACTGGCGATCAGATCGAAATCACAAGCACCAATGGCGCAGTGCTTGCCTGGATCAGCACAGCAGGCTGGGGTGATGGGGTAAAGCAGTCAAACGGCAAATGGTTCGTGAACGTCGATGATCTAGGCGGCATCAGGCTGTACTCGACGTTTGCCAATGCCGTGAACGGCGGTAGCGCCAACGCCATCGCGCTGGATAATATCGTCGTCAATATCCCAATTCGCGTTGACATCGCAAACAGTAGGGTCCGCACATTGGGCGCCATCACGAACTATGAGCTGAGCACGCAACGAGAAGCAATCGACATCACGGCGTTGTCGGATATGTTCCGCTCGCAGTGGTCTTCGCTGATGTCCGGCTCTGGGCGCATCAGTTGCCAGTGGGACTACAGGGACTGCTGCGGCAACGGTGAGTATGAGACCGCGCAGTATCTGCTGCAGCTCGCGGTTCGCACCGAAGTTGGCAGTGAATTCACTGCTCAGCTCTACTTAAAGACACCCGGATACAACCCGAGCGGTGTTGAAGCTCAGGCAAATGATCAGATCTGGTACGAAGTCGATGGTGTTATCACCGGCTCCGCCGTTCAGTTTGCGCCTGGCACCATCGTGGAGATGACGGCAGATTTCATCACAACCGGCCCAATCAGGCTGCGTGTCAGCGACGGTTCAGCCAGCAAGATCCTGCAAGAGGACGACGACGAGATCCGCTTGGAGCAGAACGCCGCTGCTAGCCTGCTCGTAGAGGCCAACGACTGATCGCGGAGCGACCATGGCAGATCTGAGGATTTCCGAGCTTGCAGCGCTGGCTGGCGTCAACCTTGCAGCCGGTGACCTGCTGCCTGTGGTCGATGTCTCCGCAAGCGAGACCAAAAAGATCACGGTGACCGATCTGGTTGGCAATGCAACCACGCTGATTGCGGATGCAACCATCCCCGGCGCCAAGATTCTGTTCGGTGCTGCCCAAGTGCCGGGCTCTGCGCTTGTGGACGCTGGCGTCAGCACCGCCAAGCTGGCCGATAACGCTATAACGGCAGCCAAGCTTGCGAACGAGTCCACTGTTGATCTGGTCACCACGCTGCCGGCTACCGGCGCGTTCGTTGGTCAGCTGGCGCTCGATACCGACGATCTGAAGATCTACTGCTGGGATGGGTCTGTCTGGCGTTCGATTAAAGCAGCTGGCTCGATCAACGCCGTTGTCGGCAGTGGTTCCGGCATCGTCAACGTCACAGTCAGCACCACCGGCGATCAGGTCACAATTTCAACCACGCTGGACAACACCAGCGGTGCTGGCCAGTTCTTAGCTGGTCCGGCTGGAAGCGGCGGCTCGGTTGGCTATCGGCAGATCGTTGGCAGTGATCTGCCTGCTCCAACGGTTGGATCAAAGGGCGGCGTGGTCGTCAACGGTGAGGGCCTCCGCATGGATGGCGACACCCTTGAGATTGCAAACGACGTTACTGCCAACAGCATCACGTACCAAGTGGTGCAGTACAGCAGTAAGGGCCTGATCACCAACGGGCGCAGTATCACTGGGGCAGATCTGCCACCTGCTACTGCTGGTGCGTTGGGCGGCGTCCGCCCTGGCACGGGCCTAGCCGTCGCTGTCAATGGTGTGCTCAACCACGCCAACATCGTTAGCCCGACAACTGCCAGCAAGGTCACTTTCGACGCGCAGGGCCACGTCACGGGCTCCAGCGCCCTGCTCGACACAGACATTCCCAATCTGCCTGCCAGCAAGCTCACGTCGGGCACGTTGCCGACAGCGCGGATCGGTGACGACGCAGTGACCGCCGTCAAACTGGCGGACTACTCGACCGCACAGATTGCCAACGCGCAGCCGACTGCTGACTACATCGGCCAGCTGTTCTTCAACCCGCTGGACCGCACGCTGTTCATGTGGGACGGCAACGTCTACCAGCCGATTGGCGTGTCCTATGGCCAGGTGATCTTTGCCGGCACCTACGACGCCTCGACCAATCTCGTCAAATCCGTCACTAGCGAAGGCCAAGCCATCGGCCTTGCTGTTGGCGCAGCGTTGCCTGCTGCAGTGGCCGCAAACAAGGCCCATTACGTGGTTGTGGATGAAGCGGGCACCGGAACAGCGCCTGCTCCGACGATTGCACTGTCGCCACCGGACATCCTGCTCTCGACCGGCACTGAGTGGGTGCAGCTTGATGTGTCCGACACCGTGGTCGCCCAGCTTGCCAGCAATGTGCAGGTGGTGCCAGCCGGCAACATCGCAAGCACCAACGTTCAGGCAGCGCTACAAGAGCTGGACTCCGAGAAACTGCCGATTGCCGGCGGCCGAATGGAGGGCAACCTCGAGCTGGGCTTGAATCGCACAATCATCTTCGAAGGTTCGCCCGACGACGGCTTCGAGACAACGCTCACTGTCGCCGGCCCTACGGCTGATCGCACGATTACGTTGCCTGATGTGACCGGCACCGTCGTCACAACTGGCGACTCTGGCACGGTCACCAGCACGATGATCGCGGACGGCGCCATCGTCAACGCTGACATTAACGCCAGCGCCGCGATCGTTGACACCAAGCTGGCGACGATCAGCACTGCAGGCAAGGTGAGCAACAGCGCCACCACGGCGACTAGCGCAAACACTGCCAGCGCGATCGTGGCACGCGACGGTTCTGGCAACTTCACCGCTGGAACCATTACGGCCAGTCTGACGGGCGCTGCATCGCTGAACCTGCTGAAGGCCGGCGACACCATGACGGGTGCGCTGGGTATTGCAGCCGGCACGGTTTCGGCGCCAGGATTGTTTTTTAGCGGCGACACCAATACCGGACTGTGGAGCAGTGGCGCAGATGCTCTTGCGTTGTCCACCAATGGCAACCAGCGTTTGGCAATCGACAGCTCCGGCCGCATATTGGTGGGGCCAGGCACTGCTCGAGCTGTGGGCGGTGCTGTGGTGCCGACCTTTGCGGTTGAAACGCTTGGCCAGGCAGCGTCGTTTGTGCGCAACAGCGCCGACACGTCCGGCGGCATCATCGCGTTGGGCAAGAGCCGCGGCACCGCTGCAGGTGACAACACCTCGGTAGCAAACGGCGACATCCTTGGCGAGATCCGCTTCGCTGGTGCCAACGGCACCGACATGACCAGCATCGGCGCTCATATTCGCGCTGAAGTGGCTGGAGAGGTTGGCACAGCTGGCGATGTCACTGACATGCCAACGCGCCTGACATTCAGCACAGCGCCTGATGGTGAGGCGACGGCCACTCAGCGTTTGGTGATTGATTCCAATGGCCAGATCGAGGCGAAATCGCTGGGCACTGCTGCGGCTCCGGTCTGGAGTTTTGTTGATGACCCCAACACCGGCATCTACTCCCCCGGCTCTGACCAAGTAGCCATCTCGACTAATGGCACTGGGCGGATCACCATCGACGCCAGCGGCAACGTCAACATCGACAGCAACACTTTGTACGTTGATGCCACGAATAACCGCGTAGGGATTGGCACTACTAGCCCCAGCGCTGCTCTTGATGTTCTTCCTGCTGCAGCAACAGTTGGCCACCGAGTTCGCAGTTCTACAACTACCGCTGCGGTAACAGCACTTCAAGTAACGCCAAGCGATGTCAGCGCCGCTTGGTTTTCTATTTTGGCAGATGGCAGTTTTGCAAGTTTTACGCACTCCACTGGTCCACTACTATTTGCAGCTAACAACACCGAACGTGCCCGCATCGACAGCTCCGGCACCCTCACCGTAAAAGGCCAAGGCACTGCTGGTGTTAATGCTGCCGTCAGCTTCAATGGATCGGCTCCTGTCAATAGCCTGATCGTTGACTCCAGTGGCAGGCTCTTAGTTGGCACGTCTACGAGCGTTGGCTTTGGTAACGGACTTCAAGTAAAAGGCGGCGGAATTGCAGTATATCGAGACGACTCTTCCAGCGGTGGAGCTGGGCCAAACTTGAATTTGCACCGTAGTCGCGGAGGTGTTGTTTCATCTGGTGATTATCTAGGTAGTATTTCTTTCTATGGTGATGATGGAACAGACCTGCTGACCCCTGGTGCATTAATACGCGCCGAAGTAGACGGCACCCCCGGCGCAGATGACATGCCGGGCAGGTTAGTGTTCTCCACTACCGCCGACGGAGCGAGCAGCCCGACGGAGCGGATGAGGATCCAGAACAACGGTAAAGTTCTTATTTCAAAAATAGCAAGTAGTCTAGACACACAAGGTATTCAGCTTAACGAAACTGGCTCGCTATGGCTGACAACATCTTCGGAGACCTGTGCTGAAATAAACAGAAAAACGACTGACGGCAATCTTATTGCGTTTTCTCAAGATACTGTCCTTGAAGGAACCATTTCAGTCTCTGGAACCACCGTCAGCTACAACGGTGCTCACCTGTCACGTTGGTCGCAGCTTCCTAGTGGAGCAACTCGTGAAGAGATCCTGCGCGGCACTGTTTTAAGCAATATCGACGAGATGTGCGCTTGGGGAGAAGAGGACAACGAACAGCTCAACCGCATGAAGGTCTCCGATGTTGAAGGCGATCCCAATGTGTCTGGTGTTTTTCAAGCATGGGACGATGACGACGACACCTACACCGACGACTTCTACTGCGCGATGACTGGTGATTTCATCATTCGCATCTCAGCAGGGATTCCAGTGCATCGTGGTCAACTGTTAATGTCCGCTGGTGATGGTACCGCTAAGCCACAAGACGACGACATCATTCGCAGCAAGACCATTGCCAAGGTAACTTCAAATCACATCACCTGCACCTATGACGATGGCAGCTATTGCGTGCCTTGCGTTCTGATGGCTTGCTAGGCCCAGTAGTCCTACTCACTACTGCCGATCAAGCGTATAGTGGTGGGGCAGCGAGTTTGCACCTCCTGCCCCTGGCCACAGTTCCCTAGAAACCATGACCCAAGAAGAATACCGCTCCGAGATCACGCTGAGCGAGCGTGGCAAGGAAGTCATCCGTGTTGACGAGGAAGGCTTCCACTACAACGGTCAGTTCATTGCCGACGCCGGCGAAGCGCATCGGCTGATGGTTGCGTTCCTGAAGCAGAACACCGCCCAGCCCGAGCCGGAGGTGCCGACGGATGAGGAGATCCTGGCGTTATCCCACGAGCATGAGGTTTCGTACACCATGTGTGACGGGCATGTGATCTACCCGAAGCAAGAAGGATGCGACATGCGCGATGACGTGCTGTCCTTTACCCGCGCTGTCCTTGCCCGCTGGGGTAAGTAGTCATTACCACTTCTATGCCTGAACTTTCATCGCAAGCCCAAGAGGTGTTCTGGGCGTTCAACCGAACAGCCAGCGGTAAGCCTGAGGAGTGGCACTATTTGCCCGCCATTGTCGCCGCAATCCGAGAAATCGCAGCCAAGTATTCCTACGAGGTTCATGGCGATGGCTGGTTTGAGCTGGTGGTTGATGCTTCTGACCTCTACGCGCTCGCTGACGAGCTTGAAGCTTTTGCTCAGTAGTCACCTTCCCTAAGGCGACTAAGCAGGCATCAAGATTCTCAATAAACGCCATTTATTGAAAAACCAACTAGCCGGGCCATCCGTCCGGTTTTTTAATATGCTATTATGCTTAGGCTTATCTTCAGCATTATGTCCATTACTCTTGTCGAAGCCTGGCAGCAATTCGTTGACGAGCGTTCCATCGCACTCTGCCCCACCAG